ACCTCCTCGAATCCTGCAAGGTCAACAGCGATGTAATAGCTTCCATGTTCAGGCTTTACCCCGTATTTGATCCACTCTTCCTTGAAGATGTCAGAACCCGCATTGGTGAAAGAAGCCATAAACTCTTGCTTGAAAGCGAAGGAACTCAGGGTTTTCTTAGCGGAATCTATCTCTTTTTGGTCAATCAATGGGTTATCAGCAGTGGTGAAGTGCCATGACTTCCAATCAGGATCATCCTCTGACTCGCCTAGCTTGAAGGTGTCGTAAAACCAATTTCTACCCTTTGGAGTGCCGATAAAGAGTGCTCTCCCTCGTTTATCAGACAAAGAGGCACGAATGACCTGTTCCCAAGCCTCGGGTTTAATGTCGGCTACCTCGTCTAGTACGGCATAGGTCAGACTGACACCACGGAGCGTATCAGGTCTATCTGCACCACGAACGTATATCCTAGCCCCGTTTATCAGGGTAATGTCTAGGTTGTTCACATGAGACGACTGAATAACCTCTCTACCAAGGTCTAGCAGTAAGTCCCAGATAATCTGTCTTGATTGTCCCATAGTGGGACTAACGTAAAGAACCGCAGAGCCTTGTGGACACTTGAGTCCTTCAATTAGTAGGGTAACTGCCGCCATACGACTCTTACCGCACCGACGACCAGCAGCTACAACCTTGAACCTCGTTTGGTCTTTGAAGACTTCTTGTTGCCAGGGCAAAAGGGAGAAATTTAAGTCAGCCATATTTAGCCTCTACATCTTCAGGTTGTTCAGGGTTTGTATCTATTATGGTTGGCTCACCAAGTCCTGTAATTGTGATGCTCACGGCAGACCTTTGGGTCTTATCTTTCTCGAACATACTCACAGGTAGAGTCCTATCAAGACACATCTTGAGTGCTACCAATTGATGGGGATGCTCATCATTAAGGGCTATCTCAATAACCTTCTGAGCCACATCCTTACCGCCACTCCTAATCATCAGCTCTTTAAGCTCCTTGAGACGTTGATGGTCTGTCTTAGGCAGTACTAGGGGTGGATTGTCAGCAAACCTCTGTATGGTCATCTTGACGCTTCCCTTTGGTCTTCCTCTTCCTCTTTTCAATTGTTCCATTAGTTCTCCTTGGAGTTGAATTTAGCTTTTTCTGAGGGTGGGGTGTACCACAAATATCTACCAACCCAACCTACCCCCTCCCCCCCATACATCTCACCACCTAGGGTTTCTACCTAAGGGTTTCTACCTACGCACTTACCCTTATAGGGTTTACCCTTACCTTGTCTAAATGCGAATGATTCTTATTTACGTTTCATGCAAGTAAGAGTAATGGCGGGTACTTTTCAGTGTTACTTGATTGATCTGGTTCTATCCGTTCACCTTATCTATCCCTTGTCTATTCCCTTACTGTTTATCCTATTGATTGACATGGTTAGGGCTATCCCTTTTCTTTTCGGGTAGGTTAGTTACTAACCCGATTGATTCTAAGGGGCTATCCGTTCTATATCCAATGCCATGCAAGTGCTGATAAAGGCTCAATAGGTTTTCAAAACCTTGTGAAATGTTCCCTTGTCCAGCACTCAATAGAATTTGCAGCTTGGGATTGTCTAGTTTTCGTCTAAATTGAACAGTGTCTACTTTTGGCGGCCTACTCATTGCCTAACCCTTAAAACAATTAAATTAAAATAATTGTACTTTATTAGGGTTTGTCCTAATAGTTTTTTATTTTTTAGGCCATAAAATTACTTTACTTTCAATCGGAAAGTGCAACAAAAGGGCGTTAACATGAAATTTGCTTTTATCCCAAAAGGTCAATACAAAATTGGCCAATACATTTCAGTACATGGCAAAACAATGAAAATTGTTAGCTACACACACACGGGCCGAAATGTCATTGTGGAATCATTATTTGGTGCACCAAAATTTGAACAGTTCGTTTGCATTTGCACCGATTCACCCTCACTCTAAGGGGCAAACAATGATCTTATCTTTTATCAAATGCCGTAATGGTTTAAATGCCGTGGCAAAGGCCCGTAAACAAGGGGCTAAACCCGTAGCTTATGCTTCAAATAGCATCATGGGTTCTTATTGGGTATTTGAGACACTTGACGAATTAGACGCATGGTTAAAACGTCAACCTTTAAACCCTCACTTTGAAATAATCTAAACCATGAAAAACACTTTTATGGATTACCTTGCTGCTATTGTCATTGGTCTAATGCTTTGCCTAGGGGCTTTGCATTACTTTGACGTTCTAGTCAAATAATTTTCTTTTCTTTTTAATAGGTGTTCACATGGCAAAATTATCCGTACATGGGCAGGAAATTGGCAGAATTACAGCGTTGACAAGCGTAAAAGCTTATTTCAGCGATGGCAAAATTCTAAAAAATATTGGGTTTGGCTGGAAGCTTCACGCTACTGTAAAGCAGGGAATCGATCCTAATTATGCTTATGAAAAAGCGGTTACCCGTCAAAATGATTTTTTTAAAAGCAAACCCGCATTAAAAGAGTACAAAAAAGCTTTGCATTCGCTTGCTGGGGTGAACAAACGCTGGAAATTACATCAAACCATTACCCTAATGTATGACGATATCGATGGGGTATGGTCAGAATGTTGCGATGGTTACAGCGAAAACGTACATGCTGATATTGGTGAAATTTCACAATTGTGCGCTTTATATGTTGAAGCTTTAAATGAAATGAAAGAGTTAACCGCTGAAGCTGAAACCGCATAACTAGGGTTTTCACTGATTTACTAGGGGTTTCATGCCCCTAGAATTGTATTTTTTTAACTGTAAATAGGCGTCAAATGATCAAAATATCTCAAACTTCTAAATTAAATGCCCGTTCATGGAGCTTGCAAGCCCTTGACACTTGTCCTGGTTCATGGGCATCACCTGGTGAGCTTGTCGATGCCTGCAAGGGCTGTTATGCCACTACGGGAAATTACAATTACCCCAATGTTAAAGCGCCCAGATTGTCTAATCGGGAGGATTGGCAGCGTTTAGACTGGGTTTCTGACATGGTGTCAGAGCTTGATCAAGATCGGTATTTCCGCTGGTTCGACTCTGGCGACGTTTATACCCTCGGTTTAGCAGAGAAAATCTTGGAAGTTATGATTCAAACCCCTTGGGTGAACCATTGGCTACCGACAAGGATGCATAAATTCCCCAAATTTGCCCACGTTTTCGCACAAATGGAAAGCTTGCCCAATGTAAAGGTTAGATTTTCCAGTGATTCAATTCAAGGGGAATATATCGAGGGTTTGCATGGATCAGTTATCGGCCCTGATGCTGCCACATTTCAAGCAAGGGAAGGGGTTCAATTGTGCGAAGCTTATAAGCATGGGGGTAACTGTAACGGCTGCCGTGCCTGCTGGTCTAAAGACGTGCCGTTGATTGCATATCCTGCCCACGGTCAAAAAATGGCTCGGGTTATCAAGTTAAAACAAATTTAAAAGGTTAAAAATGTCACAAATTGAAGCACTCACACAATGTCTAATTTTAGCCCTTACCGCTCCAAACGATAAAAAAGCCGATCAGGCAAGCGAACTAGCGGAAAAAATAGCCTTCGGGTTATCGGCTGATCAAGTTGAAGCTTGCAAATTTGAAGCTCTAGAATTTGTGGGGTTTGAATGATATATGCCATTGCAGCCCTAATACTTAGAATACTTTCAGGAAAACGATAAACCTAGAACCCGCCTAATGAGCGGGTTTTTTGTTGCCTAAAATTTAAGCCTTTACGGGCTTTTTTTGGTTTATGCTACCCTACTATGCACCTATCATAAAAAACGCTTAGAACGGGTTTTTAGTGCTTTTTAGGGGTATCGCTTCGCATATTCTGCGGATTGTCTCATTTAATGCTGCTAACTCGTCCATTTTGTAGACGCTCCATAATCTACGTTGACCATGTATCCCGTTAACCGATCCTCTGTGGCAATCCGCACACAATGGCATTGATGTAAACCATTGACCTTGGTTTATTTCATGGCACTCACTGGGTGCTGATGCTTCACAGATAATGCAAGGCATACCCTTGATTCTAGCAATATGTAATCTCTCGCTTGCTGTAGGTTTAGCCTTGTTTTTGCTTTGCATTATTGAGTTGCTTTAATCTCTAATCTAGCGTTATATTGCATCGTTTGCCATACAGTTATTTTTGCCTGTGCAGCGGTCATTAACCAGCGATAATTTTCTTCCCTTAATACTGCATCCCTTATCCCTTGCAATATCTCGATATATTCTGCATGAGCATAGGCAAATGTCTCTTGTTTACCTAAAACCTCAGTTCCCGCTTGTGACATTAACTGGGCTTTTTTTGATTTAATGAAACCCTCTAAATACATTCTGTCCGATTTAGCCTCGGCATAAAGTGGTGCTGTAGTTATTAAATATTCTATGGCCTTTTGGGGATAATCCATTATGTTTGCCCTCTTTCCCTGATTGCATCCATGTGAACATAGCCAGTTGAAGCATCCAAAATTTCGATTATTTCATTGCGTTCATGCTCTGCTACCAGTTTGGCAAAGCGTTCTAGGTGTTCAATTAAATCATTTTTAAGGTGTTCGGTTAACTTGAAGTCTTCTTTATTGGATGAGCTGTTAGCCTCATCGTCTTCAATATAAAACCTAGCCTCTTTTGCCATGCGGATGATGTCCTCTCTGTTCATACATCCTCCATTTTGTAGTTGAGTTTGTGATGCTGAAACCGCATTGCTGCTTCCATTTCCAATTCAGCACAAGCCTCTTGTGACATACATCCCACAATATCACGCCCTTCAAACCAAACTTCCTTAACTGATTCGTTATAGGTGGATTTGTCCTCGTCTATTTCGTATTCATAGACAACTGTCACTACTTCACTACCCTGACCCACTGTTGTGTCAAATTCCCATGTATTCATAATATTCACTCCTTTAAAACCTTTAATTTACTCTTGTTTGTTTCTTTTTCTATTGGGACTTACCCTTAGTCCAAGCATTCTTTTACGCATATATCAACGCCTGGCAGACTTGAATAAACCTTCGTAACGTGAATGTTGATGATCTGCGAGTCGTCATGGTAAACAACCCCGTTCATGCCATCTTCTACGCTCTTGAGGATATTGCTTGCGTCAGGCTTCTTTGTTGGCTTCTC